GATGTCCGATGAGCCGGAGATGCGGGAGTTGCAGCAGATCATTGCGTGCCGGGCGCTGGCGACGGGGTATCTGGGGACGCAGGCTGACTCGATTCCGATTGCGGTCTTCGAGCAGGTGATGGATGCGTCGATTGCGGAATACAACGCGCTGCTGGATGCGCGGGCCGGGTTGTATTTGGCGGGCAAGCAGTGAGGAAACAGGTCATGAGTGAGGCGAATGGTCAGGTTATTCCGGAAAATGGCGCGGTCTGGGATCTTCCAGATCCCAATGTTTCACCCGCGCGGCGTACAGGTCGCCAGACACGGTGTCGGCCATGCGAACGTGCCAATACGGGGACACCAGAAACAGCGGAGCGGTGTTGCGACAGGCGCGCAGATGGTTCAGTGCGTGCTCAACCAGTTCATGCAGCACGAAGCGTTCGGTCGGAAGGACATACCTCAGCGCATGACGCACGTCAGCAACGTCAGCAGGTGAAGCGAGCGTTTTTGTGTCAATTAGCAACTGAAAGGCTTGGTTGCGCCTGTCTTCAAACGTGGACTCCTCGGACGGCGATGGAACGGTTTCGTCTGGCGCTGGCGCGCAGGCTTTGCGCAGCAGCACGAGTTCTGTACGCAGGCAATCCGGGGACATGAGGGTGGCGGCACCGCTCGGGAAGTCGTCCAGGAATGCTTCTGCATCGAGCCATTCGAGATGCGGGTTGGCGAAATAACGCTTTTTCATCGGAACCTCCGCTGGTGGCGGTGTGTTGTGTGGGCTTCATAGCGTGCCAGCGGGGGTTCTTTTTATCAACGTGGATTCGAGGGGAATCAGGCAATGAACAACGTGGTTGCAATCAAACAGTCCGAAGGGGGCGAGATGGGTGTGTTGTGCGGGGATGAACTCCGGGCGCGGGTGCGGGAGTGGGTGGGATACCGGCGGGTGGCGCAGGCGGTGGTGGCCGAAGAGATCGGGATGAGCAGCGGGGCGGTCAGTTCGTGGATGAACGGCAACTACAAGGGCGATATCCCGGCCCTGGAGACGCGTCTGCGGCGGTGGGTGGACCAGCAGGGGCAGCGTCAGGAAGCGGCGCAGGCGGTGCCTGACGCGCCGGTGTGGGTGTCCACGCCTTCGGGCGGTGGTGTACGGCGGGGCGGGTTTGGGCAAGACCACGGCGATTCGCCAGTACCAGCGCGACGCGCTGAATGTATGGATTGCAACGATGACCCCGGCAATGGCGGCGATGGTGCCTGCAATGCAGGAGGTGGCCGAGGCGGTGGGCGCGGATACGTCCGGGGGTGGAGCGATGTTGTTCCGGGGTGTGGTGGCGAAGGTCAAACGTTCGGACGGGCTGTTGGTGATTGACGAGGCGCAACACCTGGGCGTCCAGGCGCTGGACCAGATTCGGGCGATTCACGATGCGACCGGGATTGGGATTGCGCTGGTGGGCAATGAACAGGTCTATGCGGCGATGAACGGGGGGCGGCGGGCCGAGTATCTGGACCGTCTGCACAGCCGGATCGGAACGTGGGTGCGGCTGCGCCGGGTGCAGGCGGGAGATATTGAAGCGCTGGTGTCGAAATGGCCGGTGAGCGGCGAGTGCCTGAAGGAATTGCAGTCAATTGCCGGGAAACCGGGGGCGCTGCGGATTCTGACCAAGGTCTTGAGGCTGGCGAGCATGCACGCGGCGGCGTTGGGGAAAAAGGGGATTGAACTGGTACACGTGCGTTCGGCGTGGGGAGAATTGGGGGGTGTGGCGTGAATACTCCGACATCGTTTGATTTTCTGGTCGGTGACGTGAGCGGGTGCTTGGATGCCTCGAACGTTCATGCCATCGATAAATTGCTGGCCTTGAGCGTGGTGGCCGTGGCGTGTGCACAAACGGCCCCGGAAGGGGAAACCGAGGCCATCCGTGAGGCGCGGGGTGCGCTTGGCGATGCGGCGGCGCGGTTTGCGAGTGCGGTATGGGGGATCCATCTGAGGCGGGGTGAGCAATGAGTGATGCAGAACACGATTTGAGGGTGCGCGATCTGACCCGGGCGTTGTTGGGCTGTCTGAAACGCTCGGAGATTTCGCCTGCCGAGAAATTACAGGTCTTGGCGTTGCTGGTAATGGCCTTTGCCGATGGCGAGGTGGATTATTCGAAATTGGGAGGTGTGGCGTGAGTGGGATGGTTTCAGACAATCCAGTCCTCAATGAATTACTGAAGGGCATGTTTGCGCTTCGCTGTGTCCGCAATCGGGACGATTCATCGAAAAGGACGGCTGCGCATTTTGCGGGTTTGCGCGAGTGGTGTGAATTATGCGAGCGGATGGGGGACTGTGAGCAGATTCACCTTGCGCGGCAATTTTTAGACGATGCGCGGGTGGTCCTGGATGCGGCGGCAGCATGTGCGCACCGTGATATTGAAACAGACGCGGCGCGGGCGGGTGTGGGTGTGATGTCGATTCAGGGCAATTCAAATCAATTCAACACGAGCGAGGTGTGAGATGGGTACGGCGAATGAGGCAACGGGTTTTCTGACCACGGGCGATGCGCTGGTGGATGGGTTTTTGCGCGGTTTGAACCAGTCCGGTCGCAGCGATACGGAGAATTTCCGGGCGTTGGCGAAGGCGGTGCTGTGGGTGGCGCTGTCAGAGGTGGGCGGAGAGAGCGCGGAGATGGCCCAGGCGCGGGAGCTGATGCACAACGGGGCGCTGATGTTTGAGCGCGCGGTGAAGCAGGCGCGGGCGGCGGCGGTTGAGATTGAGGAGGTGGCGTGATGAGCGCGACGACCGAGACTTTGACGTTTTCCATCGGCGTGCTGGTGGGCAATGCGGCGTGTTCAAAGAGCGAGACCTTGTTGGCCGTGGCGCGGGCAGGTTTACAGGCGGCCTCGCTGCTCGGCCAGGACGGCAACGAGGTGGAATTGCGGCGGGCGATGCAGGCGTTTCAGTCGGCGGCGGATTCGGTGCGCGCGGAATTGAAGGCGCAGCGGAGGGCGGCGTGATGAGCGGGCAGGATGTCGGCATGGGCGAGCAAGAAGCCACCCATGCCGAGCAGGAACGCGAACGCTACGAGGAGCTGCGCCGTGAGGTTGAAGAAAACAATCGCTTTATTGAGGTTTTGATAAAGCTTCATCCCATCTCGCTACGGATTCCGCCGTTTTTGAAAGAAGGCGGCGCATCTGCTCAGGTGGAATGTCTGCCTCAAACCCGGCATCTTGCATCCCGCTGGCGATGCCTGTGGCGAAGGATTCAAACATGGTTCTCAGGCGGGAAGGTTCCGGGTGGCAGGCAATGATCGACTGTAGCACCCAGCGCAAGACTCTGGTTTCGCCTTCGAGCGTCACGATCAGGTTTTGCAGGGTTTTGATTTCGGTTTTCGATGCCTCGGTATCAAGGTGGCCGGTTTTGCGTTCAAGTGCGTCCAGGCGCGCGAGGATGCTGTTGGTTTCGTTCATGGTGCCCTCCTTGCGGGCTTTGTGTGTAGGAACTCATAGCCTACCGCAAGGGGGGCATCTTTCTTCGGATATGAAATGGGGATTTTCACCATGAACATAGCAGTACAGATTCCGCCCGGGTGCCGGGAAGACCACCGTGGCCGGTGGGTGCCCGAGGGGCAGATCAAGCCGATTGACCAGGCGCGGGATGCGCTGGTGATGGAGATTGTGCGCGGTGCGCGTGAACAAAGCGCGCGCCTGGCCGAATTCAAGCGCCGGGTCTTTGCGGACATTGCGGCGTTTGTGGCGCTGTCTGCCGAGGAATACGGGGTATTCCTGGGCGGGGATAAGGGCAATATCAGCCTCACGAGTTTTGACGGGCGCTATAAGGTCATGCGCGCGGTGTCTGAATTGATGACGTTTGACGAGCGTTTACAGGCGGCTAAAAGCCTGATTGATGACTGTTTGAGCGAGTGGACGCAGGGTGCGCGCCCGGAATTGAAGCTGCTGGTGTCCGATGCGTTCCGGGTGGACCAGGCGGGGAATATCCGGGTGCAGGAAGTGTTGGCGCTCAGGCGGCTGAAAATCGAAGATGAGCGCTGGCAGCGGGCGATGGGCGCGATTGCCGATGCGGTGCAGGTGGTGGGCAGCAAGAGCTATCTGCGGGTGTATGAGCGAGTGGACGGGACGGCGAGTTACCGGCAGATTCCGCTGGATGTGTCGGCGGTACCGACGGGAGGCGTGTAATGGCCAGTCAAGATCATCGCACATCGCAAATCCGCACGATCAAGGTGGCGGTGCGGCAATTGGGGCTGGATGAAGAGACCTATCGTGCGTTGTTGGTGCGGGTGACGGGGAAATCCTCGTGCGCGCAGATGAATATCGCCGAGCGCGGGAAAGTATTGGATGCGTTGAAGGCGCAGGGGTTTGAATTGGTGCGTTCGGGTCAATCCGTCTTTCACCACCGGCCCAAAGATACCCGGCGCGAGCCGAAGGCGGACAACACGCGCATGCTGCGCAAGGTGGAGGCGTTGTTGGCCGATGCGAAGCGGCCCTGGGATTACGCGCACTCAATGGCGCGGCATATGTTCGGCGTAGACCGGCTGGAGTTTTTGCGCGGCGGGCAATTGCATAAATTGGTCGCGGCGTTGCAGATCGATGCGAACCGGAGGCTGAAACGTGAATGTGCATGATTCGGAACTATCGCCGCTGCATCAGCTTGTTCGGGCGTGTGCGGAGGCGACCACGGCTGGACGTGAATTGCTGGAGCTCCAGCGGGAATTGGATTTGTTGGGTTTGCAGATAGGCAGCACTGATCGGGCATTGGCGGCCATTGGGTGGACGATTGATTGCGTGCATGCGGCGCGCAATCTCTTGTTGTATCTCCCCCCTGAAATGCGGAGCGGCGAATGCGCATGACCTGCCCCGAGTGCGGCGCGCAGGCGCATGTCTCGGCGTTTTTTGTCGAGGATGATGGCAAGCGGTTGGCGGGATTGTTTGCGGAGATGGAGCCGGTCTTGGGGCGTGCGGTGTTGGGATATCTGGGCTTGTTCAAACCGGCGAAAAATGCCTTGCGGTTGTCGCGTGCGGTGAAATTGACGCAGGAACTTGTCGCGCTGGTGAATGCGGGCACGGTATGTCGGGATGAGCGCAACGGGGTACGGCGTGCGGCGACGCCGGGATTATGGGCGCAGGGGATTGAAACGGTCTTGACCCAGCGGGCGAGCTTGTCCTTGCCGCTGGACAACCACAACTATCTGCGCGCGGTGGTGTTTGGCCTGGCCGATAAAGCCGATACGGCGGCGGAGCGGCAGCGGGAGGAAGACGCGCGGGCGGGGCGCTCGCGCGGGATTGGGGTTTCAGGGCAGGCCGAGCCGGAAACCAAATTACAGACGCAACTGACGTGGATTGCACAGCAAGAGCATCTGGGCACGATGACGGCAGCGCAAGCCGAACAGGCACGCGCGCAGGCGCGGGAGAAATACCAGTGAGCAATGTCGTGGCCTTGCGTGAAGCGGATGCTGTCCCGGCGGAACGGCAGGGCGAGTTGCTGCCGGAGGTATCGGAAGACATGCAGCGGCTGTTGGCGATGGAGTGCGCTCAGGATGCGGAGATATCGGTCTCGAAACTGAGCCGGAATTTGTCCGAGATGATCGACAAGCAGGCGGCGGCGTTCATGCGGATGGGGCATGATGTGACCACGGCGCAGCATTTGGCGCGGGCGGGCGTGTTGGCGCTGGCGGAATTGATGGGTGGGAAAAGTTGGTATTTTCCGAACGCGGCGGCACTGCGGGAGGAATTGCGTGATATCGAGATTTACCGGCGTTTCAACGGGCGTAATCTTGAGGCGCTGGCGCGTGAGTATCGTGTGACGCTGCGGCAGATGTACCGGATTATCTCCGAGCAGCGGCGGGCGGTGAATGCGCGGCGGCAGGGGACGTTGCCATTTGCAGATGCGCCGGAAGCGGCCAAAGCGTGAACGATCAACCCCCGCATGATGCGGGGTTTTGTTTATTGACATGTGTCAATCCAGATACCGGGCGGGATGGGCGCATTGTAGGCAGCAACTTTTGCTGCCGGTGCGCGCCATGTCGAAACCGCCTTCTCCCCGCCGTGTGGCGGTGTTGTTTGAACGCATCGTGTCCGGGTTTGACCGGATTGGCTTTGCGTGGCTTCTTATCGTGGTTTCGGTGTTGACGCTGGCCGGGGTGGTGTTTTTGAATCCGGCCAAGCTCGGCGCGTATGTCTGGTTCGTATCGAAACTGTCCGGCGCGGCGGTGCTCGGATATGGCGTTGACTGCGCGTTTTTCCGGGGCGCGAATCCACGTTATCTCGATGGACTTGAGAAAACCATGGCGCAGACGCGGCGGGCGACGTTGATTGCGGCGGCATTGATTGGCGCGGGGTTGATCGGGTGATAAGCATCATGCACGTTGCGATTCCCTCTCCCCAATCCCTCTCCCACAGGGAGAGGGGCTTTATTGCCCTGGTGCTGTTCTGTCTGGTCGGAATGGCGCACGCGCAGCCGGTGGCGATACCCGAAGCGTCGGCGTTATACCGGCACCGGGTGGAGCAGGTGGTCGCCGATGTCTTCGGCGTGAATGGTTCGCCCGCACGCTTGGCGGCGCAATTACACCAGGAAAGCACGTGGCGCACACAGGTGCGCTCGCCTGTCGGTGCACAGGGCATGGCGCAATTCATGCCCGCGACGGCGCGCTGGATGCAAGATCAATTTGCGCGCGAGTTGGGTGAATTTGACCCGTGGAATCCGGTGCAGGCCATTCACGCGGCGGCGTTATACGACAAGTGGCTGTATGACAGGGTGCAGCCCTTCGGACATACCCGCTTATCCGAGTGCAGCCGTTGGGCATTTACCCTGCGCGCCTATAACGGCGGCGAAACGTGGTTATTGCGCGAGCGCGGATTGACCTTGGCAAACCGAGGTAATCCCAATAACTGGCGGCAGGTCGAGCGCTGGCGCAGCCGGGGGATGGCGGCGCATCGTGAAAACACGGCATACCCGAAACGGATTTTATTGCGGCTGGAACCGGCCTATATCGCAGCAGGCTGGCCGGGAGAAGCGGTATGTCGGTGAAATTTGCCATGCTCTGGATGGTGGCCGGGCTGGCGGTGGTGTTCACGTGTGCCTTTTTGGCCGGGATGCGGCATGCGCGCGAACAGGGAGTGAAGCGCGAGAACACCACCTTGACCCGTGAACTTGTCAATGCCCGCGCCGCCGCCAAAGCCTTACACGAACTGGCGTTATCCATTCAGGCCGAATACACGGCCAGCGTTGTTCGGCTCAACGCGATTGCGCATGATTTTGAGGTGTCCCGTGAACAGCAGCAACAGCAATTGTCACGCCAGCATGCGGCGCTTTCGGCGCTGCTTGCGAAGCGTCCTGATCTTGATGTGTCTGCTGGCGCTGATGTCTTGCGCCACTGGAAAACAAGTAATGCCGGAACCGGTGGTGATCTTACCAATACCGCCTCCACCGCCGATTCCGGCGGGATTGATGCAGCCCTGTCCAACGCTGCCGATGCCGGACAACGATCATTGGGCAAGCCTGATTGCGAACCACGATGCAGTGACCGCCCACTACCACCTGTGCCGGACGATGCACCGGCACTTGATCGAGGCGATGAAGACGTGGGAGCGAACGGCGCAACGCAATTATTGCACGGCGCTGCAACGCGCAGGGATTCCAGCGGAGCGGTGCGATGAGTGACCTGTTCGAGATGTTGGTGGTGGCGCTGATGGTGGTGGCCGTGCTGGCCTCACTGGCCGGCGCGGTATTGCCGTTTGTGTTCTGGCGCATGCACGTGGCGATGGAGCGGCGGATGGCGAAGGTGGAGTCGCAACTGGACAGCCTGCCGCAGGCGCTGATGACGCACGCCGATGCTTTGAGAATGGCCGAGCGCCTGTCCGGGCTTGAAAGCAAGTTTGAAACGGTCATGACGATTCTGGGGTCGATTCAACGCCACTTGTTGGAGAAAGAAAAATGAGCAAGAGTTTTGCCGAACGCCTGCGCGAAGATCGGAGACTGGTGTTGCTGCGGTTATTGAACGAACAGCCTGGAAAGCAGGCCAACAGTTCCGTCTTGCACGCAGGCTTGCAGTTTGTGCACCTGGTCGCCGAGCGTCACGAGGTGATCGATGATTTGCGGTTTTTGCAAACCCACCAGTTGGTCGAGTTGGTGCAGTTGGGGACGATTGCACCGGATTTGTACGGGGTGAAGCTGCGCGCCCGCGGCATCGATGTGGTGAACGGTCTTGTCGAAGTGGACGGGATCAGTTCGCCCCGGCGGCCGTAATTCCCCATGCCTGTCCCGAAGCCACCCCGCCGCCGCAAGGGTAATGTCCACCGCGCCCCGTACCGGGCGCGGCTGGAGGCATTACTGCGCGCCGATACGTACACGCTGGATGAAATGGTCGCGATCATCAAGGCCGAATATCCTGATGAACCGGTGAGCCGCAGCAGCGTGCACCGCTATGACGCGCAAATCCGGACGTTTACCGAGAAAATGCACGAACTGGATGCCAGTGCACGGGCGATGGCCGAGCGCTTTGGCAAGGGCGCGGGCGATGATGCCACGACCATGCTCGCCAACGCGATGGTGACGCTCACCACCGAAACCGCCATCCAGTTGATGGCCAGCGGCGAGGCGGAACTGGATGACGTGCGCAAACTCTCGCAGACGGCGAGGAATGCCGTGCAGGTGAAGCAGGTCAGTCTCAACGTCAGAAAACAAATCGAGGCCGAAGTGCGCGAACAGGTATTGGCCGAGCAGAAAGCCAAACTCGAAGCGTTGGAAAAGACCGGCGCGATTGACAAAACCGCACTGGCGGCGGTCATTCAGGCGGCGTATGCGTTATGAACAAGGCTGCGCCCGCCCCTGCCCTGAACCTGTACCCGTATCAAAAGCGCTGGATACAGGATGAATCACGTTTCAAGATTGCGATGTTTGCGCGCCAGTGCGGGAAAACGTTTACCTCGACCTTGGAAATCGTCCTTGACTGCCTGAAGGCCGAATCCGAAGGCAGGCGCGCCCGCTGGGTGATTCTGTCAAGGGGCGAGCGGCAGGCCAGGGAAGCCATGCAAGAGGGCGTCAAAGTGCATTTGAACGCGCTCAAAGCGGCGTTTGAAGAATCAGGTTATGAGTTCGATGCACAAACCCGCGCGCTTGAGATCGAGTTTCCGGGCGGAAGCCGGATTACCGCGCTGCCTGCAAACCCTGATACCGCGCGTGGATTTTCGGCCAATGTGCTGTTGGACGAATTCGCCTTCCACCAGGACAGCCGGGCGATCTGGAAAGCGTTGTTTCCGGTGATTTCAAAACCGGGATTAAAGCTGCGCGTTATCAGCACCCCGAACGGCAAAGGCAACAAATTTTATGAGCTGATGACGGGGAATGATGATGGGTGGAGCCGCCATGTCACGGATATTTATACCGCCGTCAACGATGGCTTGCCCCGAGACATTGAGCAATTGAGGCGCGGCGCGGGCGATGCGGATTTGTGGGCGCAGGAATTTGAACTTGAGTGGCTGGATGAGGCCAGTAGCTGGCTGCCGTTTGACCTGATTGCCTCGGTTGAGGATGACCACGCCGGGAAACCGGAAGCCTACACCGGCGGGCCGTGTTATGTCGGTGTGGATATCGCGGCCCGCAATGACCTGTTCGTGATTTGGGTGGATGAAGTCGTGGGCGATGTGGCGTGGTGCCGGGAAATCATTACCCGCAAACGCGCGAGCTTTGCCGAACAGGATGCCTTGCTCGATGATGTGTTCCGCAAATACAAGGTGACGCGCTGTTGCATGGATCAGACCGGCATGGGCGAGAAACCGGTCGAAGACGCGCAGCGCCGCCACGGCAGTACCCGCGTGGAAGGGGTGTTATTCACCAGCGCCAACAAACTCACCCTCGCCACGCTCGGCAAAGAATCCTTTGAAGACCGCAAGTGCCGGATTCCGGCGGGCGATGCGGTGTTGCGTGCCGATCTTCATAAGCTCAAGAAAGTCACCGGCCCGACCGGCGTGCCGCGTTTTGTCGCCGACAGCGACAGCGCGGGCCACGCCGACCGCGCGTGGGCGAAGTTTTTGGCCGCGAGTGCCGCCAAGGGCGGCGATGAAATCATTGACTACCACCGGGTGCAACCGGGGTTTGCGTACGCGCGCACGATTGAACGCGGCGGCAACTGGAAACAGGGGATTCTCTGATGGTGCAAATACTCGATCATCGCGGCGAGCCGCTCAGAACGGCGGCGCTCACCAAAGTCTTTGCCGAACCCCAGGGCAGCGGCGCGAGACAGGTTTGGCACGCCTCGGCGGCGGACAATCTCACCCCGGCACGCTTGGCGGATTTGCTGCAACAGGCGCGGCGCGGGCAAGGCATTGGTTATCTGACACTCGCCGAAGAAATGGAAGAGCGCGATGCACACTATGCCTCGGTGCTCAATACCCGGCGCATGGCGGTGGCCGGGTTGCCCGTGCGTGTGGATGCGCTTTCAGATGACACACGCGATATTGACATGGCCGATGCGGTGCGCGCCCTGGTCGATGACCCGGATTTTGATTATCTGCGGCTGGATTTATTGGATGCCCTGGGCAAGGGATATTCAGTGTGTGAGATCGAGTGGAACCGGAATGGCAAACGCTGGACGCCGGAACGTTACCCGCACCGCGACCCCCGGTTTTTCCAGTTCGACAAAGTGACCGGGCGGGATGTGCGCTTGCGCGATGAGTCCAATCAGGACGGGCTGCCGTTACCGGCCTACAAGTTCATCGTGCATACGCCGAGATTGCGCCCCGGCATGCCCCTGAGAAGCGGACTGGCGTTCCTGTGCGCCGTTGGCTATATGTGCAAGGCGTGGGCATGGCGGGACTGGATGGCGTTCGCCGATGTGTATGGCATTCCGATGCGGGTCGGCAAGTATGGCCCCGGCGCGAGCAATGACGATATCAAGAAACTCATCGCCGCCGTCTCGAACCTGGCCAGCGATGCGGGTGCGGTCATTCCCGACTCGATGCGCATCGAGTTTGAAAAAGCCGCCAATACCGCAGGCGCGGGTGAGTTCTTTGAAAAGCTCGCCAACTGGTGGGACAAGCAGATCAGCAAGGCGGTGCTCGGGCAGACGATGACCGCCGATGATGGCGCATCGTTGAGCCAGGCCAAGGTGCACGATGAGGTCAGGCGGGATTTGTTGCAGGCCGATGCCAGGGCGTTATCGAGTACCTTGAACCGGGATTTGATTCGCCCGTTTGTGGATTTGAATGTCGGGCCGGGGCGATATCCGAAACTGGTGATTGCGGTTGATGAGCCGGAAGATACAGCGGCGCTGGTCGATGCCGTGGTCAAGCTGGTGCCGCTGGGCTTGCAGGTGGAGCAATCTGTGTTGCGGGATAAACTGGGTTTACCCGACCCGGATGAGGGCGCGGCGTTATTGCAAGCGCCCACACCGTCCCCGCCGATGCTGCCCGGATTCAATCGCGCGATGAACAAGGAAACCGCCGCGTTGCCGCAAGCGGTGGGCATCGACCGCGAAGATCAACTCGCCGCGATGCTGGCGCGCGAGGCCGACCCGCTGGTCGGACAATGGGTAGAACAGATTGAAGCGCTGGTCAATCGCGCGAACTCGTTTGAAGACATACAGGACGGGTTATTGAATCTGCTGCCTGATCTTCCCGCCGATGAATTCGCCCGCGTGGTGCAGCATGCGCTGGCGGTGGCAGGGGTGGCCGGGATGGCCGATGCGCGGGATGACAGCCATGCCTGAGTTGCGCGGACAGTTTCGCAGCTTCAAAGCCGCCGAGGAGTATTTTCGGCAGAAGGTGAACCTGCCGACCAAGCGCTGGGATGACCTGCATCAAGGCCAGCATGCGCGGGCGTTTGTGGTCGCTGGAGCGACCCGTGATGCATTGTTGGTTGATATCCGCAAGGCGGTGGACGCGGCAATTTCCAAAGGCGAGACATTGGAGGATTTCCGCAAGAAATTCCGGGAGATTGTGAGCAAACACGGCTGGCATGGCTGGACGGGCGAAGGCAGCGAGGCCGGGGAGAATTGGCGCACGGCGGTCATTTACCACACCAACCTGCGCACGGCGTATATGGCGGGAAGATGGGAGACGCTGAAAGCGTTTCCGTATCTGCAATACCAGCACAACACGGTCAAGAATCCGCGCGAAGAGCACCGCGCCTGGGATGGCAAGATCGTCAAAACGGATGACCCGTGGTGGCACACCCACTATCCGCCCAATGGTTGGGGCTGCCGGTGTACCGTCACGGGCGTCTCCGAGGCCAGATTGCGCGCCCTGGGCAAAACCGCGCCTGACCCCGCCCCCGGCCCGAGCGCGGGCGACCCGCCGGACGAGTGGGCGTATCACGTCGGCGAGGCCAGCAGCGGGCGGCAATTGCGCGAACAGGAGATGCAGCATTGGCGCGATCAAAAAGCCGACGCCTGGGACATCATGACACCTGAAACCGCAGCCGATCACGGCAGGCCGGAACGGGTGCCACTGGACGCACTGCCGCACCCGCTGGCGGCGGTGCGGTATGCTGATGAAACCGGCATGCGGGATTTGCTGACGGCGGCGCTGGGAGCCGAGGAGCGCGTTTTCCGCTTGCCGGTGCGCCATGATTTCAGTCTTGATGTGGTGGCGAATGCGGCCACACTGGCGAGTCATGTGGATGGCAACCGTGCCGCTTATGTGCCGCTGTTGCCGGATGTACTGTCTGACCCGTTTGAAGTCTGGCAGAGTTTTGAACGCCACAAGGGCACAGGCCGTGTGGAACTGCGCACGCGTTATGTGCGGGCTTTTGATATTCCCGGCAAGCCCGGCATGCTGGTCGTCCTTCAGGCCGTCAAGGGCCGATTGATGGGCTGGACGATGATCCCGACCAAACTCGGTTATCTGGACCGGCAACGTTACGGGAACCTGCTTTATGTGCGTCCATGAAATGGGACCTGACAGGGTTGCGGCCCTGTCGGCACAACTGACGGAACGCAGGCCGCAACCCGAACCGTCAAGAGGAAACCGGAGCATATCATGACTGACCCGCGCGACAAAAACAAACCGCTCATCATTGAAGTCGATGATGCCCAGGCGCAGGCGTGGTTCGGGGAATTGCTCAAACGCGGCAGTGACCTTCAACCGTTGATGCGGGATATTGGCGAGATCCTGACCAAATCCACACAACAACGTTTCCGCGATGGCGTGGGTCCGGATGGGGTTGCCTGGGCACCGCTGGCCGACGGCAGCGGGCGCACGCCGTTGCTGGATACCGGACGCATGCGCGATGAGATTTTTCCAACGTCCGGCGAGGATTGGGTGGACATCAGCGCCACGGCCAAACAGGCGAAGTGGCATCAAGAGGGGACAGACCCGTACGAGATACTGGCAAAACCGGGCAAGTCGTTGCGCTGGCCGGGCATGAAAACGCGGACGAGCAAGAAAACCGGCAAAGAAGCCCCGTTGTGGGTGGAAAAGGTGAATCACCCCGGATTGCCTGCGCGCCCGTTTATCGGATTATCCGATGATGACCGCGAGCAGATTGCAAAGACTGCCGCCGCATGGGTGAGCCTGAAGGCGGATTGAGCCGGTTTTTGCACCGCGCCGCCAGACGCCCGTAGCGGCGCTGTGGGACCGACCTGCCCCGACCCGCCGCCTGTGCCCGGCCCCGGCCCGCGAGGGGGGCTTTAAACGTTTTTAAACGGGGTTTGAACGATGTTGGCGGGCGGGGAGCCGGTGCGGGCGGGCTGAACCCCGATTTTGGCCGGTTTGTCCCCCGATCTTGCCCGTTCATGGCCGGGGGAACGGGCGGCGCTGACCATTGCGCGCACATCCTCGATATGGTGTCTGTGCCCAACCATGTTGCCGGCACCAGCAACATGGTATTTGACCCCGGCTGCATTTATTGACACGTGTCAATCCAACTCGTGTGCAGCCCGGTTTCACCATAGGCGGCATGAAACGCACCCGCCTGGCCCTCAATATTGAATTGGCATTATCCCCCGAGGGGACCGCGCCGACGTGGCTGGAATTGATTCCTGCCGCAAACAAGGACGATACTATTACCGGACGCGACGGGCGCACGTGGATTTGGGATGCGGCGGCGCAGCGCGATGTGCTCAATGAATATACCAAACGCGGGATTGATTTGCCGCTGGATTGGGAGCACGCCACCCACCACCGCGCCGAAAATGGCGAAGCTGCGCCCGCTGCGGGCTGGATTGATACCCTGGAATTACGCAACGGCGCGCTGATGGGCCGGGTGCAGTGGACGCCGCGCGGGCGCGAACAGGTGCAAAACCGCGAATATCGGTTTATTTCCCCGGTGTTTGAATATGCCACCGACAGCGCCCGGATTGCGCGGATGATTTCTGTCGGGTTGACCAACCGCCCGAATTTACCGCTTCGCGCGTTGAATCGCGAAACCTCCTCTCCCTCCAAACAGGACAACACAATGCCCCGTTCTGCCGAACTGGCGGCAGGTATCACGGCGCTCGACTTGAAACCCGATGCCGACGATGCCGCGATTGCCGCCGCGATCAATACCCTGAAAACCGAACGCGATTCAGCCACGGCACTTGCCAAAAACAGCGAGCGCCCGAATCTGGCCATGTATGTGCCACGCGCCGATTACGACACGCTCAAGGCCCGCGCCGAGAATGCCGAACAAACCCTTCGCCAGCGCGATGAAGCGGCGCACAAGGCCGCCGTTGATGCCGCCATTGAAGGCGCGGTCAAGGACGGCAAGATTGCGCCGGTCAGTGTCGAGTATTACCGCGCCCAGTGCCGCGAGGCCGACGGGCTGAAGCAGTTCAATGAGTTTGTGAAGGCCGCGCCGGTGATTGGCGGGGATTCCGGGCTGGACCAGAAAACCCCGGCCAATACGAACACCGCGATCAATTCCGAGCTCGCCGCGAACAAGGCGCGCGCCTATATGGCTGAGCAGAAAAAAGCCGGGATTGAAGTGAATTACACCACCGCCGTGAACCACGTTTTGAAGGAGACCCACGCATGAGCCGCAATATCCCCGGCCTGACCCTGGCCTATACCGCTGCGGGCGAGATTCCCGCCCGCGTGCTGGTCAAGCACGGCCCCAATGATGGCGAAGCGGCCATTGCCGCATCCGCCAGCGATGCCTTTCTCGGCGTAAGCAGCGAGCTTGCCCGCAGCGCCGGGCAGCACGTCGATGTCATCCGTTCCGGCCTGGCCCCGGTGATGTACGGCGCGGCCATTACCCGAGGCGCGGCGCTCACCGCCAATGCCAACGGTTATGCCATTGCGGCCAAAGCGGGCGACCAGATTGCAGGTTTTGCCGAGGTGTCCGGCGCAGCCGGAGATGTCGGTTCCATTTTCGTCCAGCGCGGCGCGCTGTGATTTTGATATCGAGGAATTATTCCCATGCCCAATACGCATTTTCCCATTGATCCGGTCCTGACCGCAATCGCCATTGCGTATCGCAACGACCGTTATATTGCCGATGATGTGTTGCCGCGCACCCCTGTTGCGCGGCAGGAATTCAAGTGGCACCAGCACCGCCTGGCCGATGGATTTACCCTGCCCGATACCCGTGTGGGTCGCCTGTCGGCACCCAACCGGGTGACATTCGGGTTTGATGAAAAAACCAGTTCAACCGAAGATTACGCACTGGACATGCCGGTACCGCAGGCGGATATCGACAATGCCAGCGGCACCGGGATTGACCCGTTGGGCTTTGCGACCGAACGCGGCAGCGAGTTGTTGACGCTGGACCGCGAAGTGCGCACATCGCGCCTGGTGTTCAATGCCGCCTCCTATGCCGCCGCCAATGTGAAAGCCACCGCCGCTGCCGCGAAGTGGAGCAGACCGGACAGCAAGCCCCTGCACGTCCTGACCGATGCCCTGGACGGCGTGCTGATGCGCCCGAATATCGGGATTCTGGGCCGCCCGGCCTCGACCGCGCTGCGTCGCAACCCGCAGATCGTGAAGGCGTATCACGGCAATGCCGGGGAGGATGGCCTGGTGCCGCTGGGGTTTCTGGCGGACCTGTTGGAACTGGACGCCTTGTATGTGGGCGAGGCGCGATTGAACATCAACCGCCCCGGCCAGAACGTGGAACTGCACCGCGCCTGGGGGCCACACGCCGCATTCATCTACCGCGACCGCACTGCCGGGGCGCAAGGAGGTGTCACTTTCGGGTTTACCGCGCAGTGGAAAGGGCGCACGTCCCGGCAGATTCGGGATGAGGATGTCGGAGCCGATGGCGGCATTCGGGCGCGGGTGAGCGAATCGGTCAAGGAGATCATCGCCGCACCGGAATTGGGCTGTTATTTCCCGGATGTGGTGGCCTGATGTATCTGACGCCTGCCCAACTGGCCAGCGGTGTCGAGATGCGGCATGAGCTGTCCGAGCTGTTTGGCGTGCCTGCCGAGCTGCTGGCGCTCACCTTTGCCGGTGACACGCCCGACCCGGCGGAGTGGTCGTCTGCGGAATTGGCCGCTGCCGTGCACGCGCTGGATGAAATCGAACAGACCATCATCCGCGCGTGCGGGGAGATTGATGCGCATCTGGCAAAACGCGGATATGCGTTGCCGGTGGATGTAAAACGGTTTCCGATTGTCGGCACCTGGGCGCGGAGTATCACCCGGTATCTGTTGCACACCCAACGCGAAGGCACGCAAGAGACCACCGGGCGGATTGAGCGCGATGTCCGCGATGCCCGCGCGTTTTTGAATCTGGTGGCGGATGGAAAAGTGCTGCTCGGTGCGAACGACCCCCTCGCCACGTCGGCGGGCGGTGTCCACGTCAGCGGCTCCGGGCGGCTGATGAACCGGCAAACGCTGGGGGTGCTGTGATGAATGTCGGGCCGTTTCCGCTGGCCGGGGTGATGGAACGTTTGCGCCAGCACGTTTCGCAGGCGAAATCCATCGGCACTGCCGCTGACCTGCATGCCGCGCTGGACACACCGCCCAATGCCAATCCGGCGTTGTACGTCTTGACCGAAGAGCGCGGCAGCCCGGCCAAATATTCCGGGCAGGCGACGATTCAAAACGTCGATGTCGTGTTGAAAGTCGTGCGGCTTGTTCGCAGCGCGTCCGGGCAAAAGCACGGGCGCGGGGCGAGGGAACAGGCCGATCACATCGCCGGGCAGATCCGCGCCGCGCTGATTGGCTGGACGCCGGGCGATGCGTTTGAGGCGATCACGTTTCAGGCCGGGCGCGATGACAGCTATCGCGGCGGCTGGCTGGCCGGGCAGGAAATTTTCAGAACGAGTTACCGCATTCACACCGAGGCCGCGCCATGAATAAAACCCCCATCCGCCACGGCGACTGGCACGTCATTGACGGGCAGTTGATCGATTTAAGCCAGACCCACACGAATCCCCCCGAAGTCGTCACCGGCAGCGACGTAGACGACGAACACCCTCCCATATCGCTGCCACCTCTTTCTCCGGCCAAGCGCCGCAATCAACCTTCGTCCGAGGACTGACCGATGGCCCAGCCTGATTTAACCTCATTTACCCGGCGCGGGTTGCTGCTGGCGCTGCGCACGTCGGCGAACACGCCGGTCATCCCGACGCCTGCCCTGCACGGCGTGATGCTGCTCAACGGCCAGTCCGGTACCGAGATCGACGTGATCGAGCGGTCCATTGACCGCCCGTTTTACGGCGGTGCGCCCTTCGGCGTGGCCAACCGTCGCGCGTTTATCGAGGGCGAGGTGGAGTTATATCCGCCCGCCACACCCGGGCAAAGTACGGGCAGCAATATCGATGCCCACGCCGTATTGCTGCCTGCCGGTTTTACCACGGTCAAATCGGCCGCCAGCAAAACCACACGCTATACCCCGGTCAGCGAAAACATCGCGATCAGCGATGCGTATTTTCACCACGCCGGGACGCTCAAGAAAGTAGCCGCCGCGCGGCACACCTTGAGCGGCGTGACGATGGAGATCGGCAAACTCTTCAAGGCCAACGTGCGCGTCCAGGGCGATTATGAGGACGTCGAAGAGGCGTCCATGCCGAACATTTCCCTGCCGCCTGCGGAACCTGTGACTGCACAGGCGAGCAACACGTCCACGTTGATTACGGTGTTGCCGGGATCGTCGGCGCTGACCGTGTGGGCGAAATCCCTGGTCTTGGATACCGGCAACCAGATCACCCCGCGCGAATATACCTCGCACCGGGAAACGGGGATTACCGCACGGCAGCCGACGTGGACGCTGCGCCTTGCCAGAACCAGTCTGGCGGATTTCAACCCGTGGACGGTGCGTGATGCAGGTACGTCATTGACGGTCGCCCTGCGCCTGAAACAGGCCGGGAATCTTTACAGCGAACTCGGCATCCGCGGCCAGATCGAACAGATCAATGAAGTCGATATCGACGGAGATTATGGCTGGGAACTGTCCGGTCGCTGCATCCCCTCCAGCAATGGCGGCGATGAGTTTTATATCGAGTTCGGCGATACCACGCCGTAATTGAAACCCTTTTCAAACCCCCTTCAAACGAGGCTTATCCCCATGTTGAAACTCTCAAAAACCAATACCTTTGCCCGCGCCTTGACCGTGCGCCTGCCGACCGATGACCCGCACCGGTTTGATGAAGCATCGCTGGTCATCAAATACCGACTGATGCCCAAGGACGAACTGACCGCGCTGGCGAGTGAGGGCGACCGGGTGCTGATCGAGAAAACGGTGGTGGATGTGACCGGCCTTGGCGATGGCGAGGGCCAGCCGATCAGCGGCGAGGCGGCACTGGCGGAAATCCTGGATGGGAAGTGGAGCGGACACCTGCAAGGCGCGATCATTGCCGAACTGTTCGACCAGTTTGGGGATGTGCGGGTAAAAAACTCCAGGCCGTCGCGCGGGCGCTGAGCGGGCGCGTTGACGGAAGCGAGTTACCCCGCGCCCAGGGCGAAATCAGCGCCGAAGCATTTTTACGCGGAGAGATCGGCAGCCGCCAGGACGGCGCAACCATCATCGAGGTGCTGGAAGAGAATTGGAACACCGTCATCGCGTTCTGGCAGTGTCAACGCAGTTTTATCACCGGCCTGCACGCACCGGTCTATGTCGGGACTTCCTCGCTTGAGTTGCTGGCCGCGTGCACGTTATTGCAGATCACCCCGAACGCTGACCTTGTGGCGGGCATCAAGGTCATGAGCGAGGAAACCGCCCGCATCTATTCCAGCAAGGCATAACGCCCCGTGAGCGATACCACCGTCACCTTGAGATTGAGCGCCGACAACAAGGCGCTGATTGCCGCGCTCAAGCAGGCCGGGGCGGTGGTGGATGAGTTTGGCAAAACGGCGGGCACGTCCGGGCGCGCGGGTGCCGCCGGATTATCCACGACCGGCAAAGCGGCCAGTGCCGCCGAGCGGGATATCGGGCGGCTGGGCAATACCGCAAAAATGGCCTTGGGTTCAGTGGCTGCGCTGGCTTCGGTCAGCGTTGCAAAACAACTGGCCGGGAGTTTTCTACAGGCCGCCGACCGCGCCGGACAATTGAGCGCGCGGATGCAACTGGCGACCCAAAGCCAGCAGGAATTCAACTATGCGATGGAGCGCAGCAAACAAGTGGCGCACAGCAGTTATCAATCGATCAACCAGGTCGCCGAGATTGCCATCCGCGCCGCAGAACCCATGCGGCAACTTGGATTGAGCATCAAGGATACCCTTGACCTCACCGAAGCGCTGTCATTGTCTCTGGTGGTCAGCGGCGCGAGCCTGCAAAAATCCGCTGCCGCAATCGACCAGTTTTCCAAGGCGATGCAGACCGGCACCTTGCGCGGGATGGAATTTCAGACCGTGCTGGAAAACGCGCCACGTTTTGTCACCGCATTGGAGCAGAGTTTAGGCAAGACCCGCGCCGAACTCATTGCAATGGCGCGTGAAGGCGAATTGACCATTGACAAGTTATCCGGCGTGGCGGGCCAGTTATCCCGACTGCGCGAAGAAACCGAAGCCATGCCGACCACGCTGGACGATGCGAAAACCCGGTTCGGCAATGCGTGGCAGGAATTCGCGGAGGGCGTGAGCAAAACGGTCAACGCCAATCAGGCGCTGGTCAAGGTGATTGAAATCGCTGCTGACAATCTGGGTAATCTCGCCCTGGCGGCGGGTGCCGTTGCACTGGTGTTTGGCGGGCGTTTGGTCGCGGCGCTGACTGCAACGGCGAAACAGAAGCTCGCCGATATTGCCCACTCCCGCGCCCAGGTGCAGGCGGAATTGCAGGCCGCGCGTGCCGCGCAAACGGCAGCGGCGGCACGGCTGGCCGGAGCACGTATCAGCCTTGGTGCGTCGGGCTCGATTCGCGCCGCCGAAGCCGAACTGGCCGTCGCACAGATGCGCACGGCGGCTGCCGCCAATGCGGCCTCGCTTGCCTTCCGCGCCAAAGCCGCCGCCGTGAATTTGGCAAGAGGTGCAATGGCGATGTTCGGCGGCCCGGTTGGATTGGCCGTGACCGCGCTGACCGCATTCGTATTATGGGCGCGCAACAGCCGGATTGAAGCCGAGCAACTGGCCGAATCGGTGAAAACCCATTTTCAAAGTGCGATGGGGACGTTCCGGGAGTTTAACGAAGAAACGGCCAATGTCGCCTTTTCCGGTCTTGCCAGCGCCAATAAAGAACTTGCAGATGCTGCAAAAAACCTCGCCAATGCCGAGCGTGCGGTGCGCGAACAGATCGAACAAAACGAAAGGGCGATAGCGCGCACAGGATTTGCGTATCAAAGCCAGATTGAAACACTCGCCGAGCGCAACCAGGAACTTGAGCAGGCGCGACTGACATGGCAACACCTGGCGGTCGAAGAGCACCGTGCGATCAAGCTCAGCGCCGAAATGGTGCAACAGGCGGCGGGCCTCGTCAATGCGACCGAGGAGGAAACCTGGGCCTTGCGCGACAAGTTGCGCGAATTATCCAATCTCAATCAGACGCTGGATGAGGTGAAGCCGCATCTGGTGGATTACTTTAACCGTGCTGGCGATGCCTCATCGGCCAACAACCTGTTGGCCGCAAGTTTTGCCAATATCGCCCAGAGCATGCAGCGTGTCGATTGGGGCGAGATTGATAAATCCCTTTCGCAACACATTCAGAGCGCCGAACTGCGCCGGATTGAATTGACCCAAGGACGTCTGGCGCGCCGCCGCCTTGAGCTTGAGGGTTTGTTGCCGACCGGCAATATTGACCCCGCCGCAATGTCCCAACGGCAAGCACAGATTGACGCGATACTCAAAGCGGAAGCCGCCAACGACCGGCTTGTCGAATCCACCCGCCGCGCGACCCAGGCCGAGCAGGAGGCCAAACGCGCTGCGGAAGAATTGAAGCGTATCCGCGAACAGCAATTACAAAGCCAGGCCAAATATGCGGACGAAGCCGCAATGGTGGCCGCGCAACTGACCGGCCCGATTGCCGAAGCCGAAGAGCAGCGCATCCAGCGGATTAAAACCCTCAGCGCAGAACTGGCGGCACAGAACATCCAACAGGCCGATTATGTAACGCTGGTCAACGCCGCCAACGCGGTCTTGGTCAAACGCAGCGCCGAACTGCACACCCAGCAATCCGCGCCACGCGCATTACTCGACACGATGACCGGCGAATTGCAACTCCTCGCCAATACCCGCGAACAGCGCGAATTACTGACCCGGCAACTGCACGCTGAACATGACATGCGCGAAGCGATCACCCGTGCGATTGAAGCGGGCAATATCGCGCTGCGCGATTCACCGGATGAACAAGCCAGATTGATTCAACACGCCCGCGCATTGGCCTCGGCGAGTCTTGAAGTCGAACGTCATACCGAGCGCGTGCAGGAATGGGCGGAGGTTGCCACACGCGGCGTGGCCGGAATTGCCGACGTGTTCACCGATGTGACGACGCGCACCATCCGCACCTCGCGCGAGATGTTCCGCGCCTTGAAAGATATCTGGAAACGCGGCTTTGCCGATTTGATTCGCACCGCACTGGAACAGGATTTTGTGCGCCCGATGCAACGGACGTTATTGCGCATGTTCAGCGGACAAGGTTATGCGGCGGCGGGGCAAGCCTCGGGCAATTATGCCCAGGCGCTGGCCCAGGGCGTAAGCGGGCAAATTGTCGGGCAGGCCACGGGCGGGATTATCAGCGGCGTGGCCCAGCGCGTGCGGGGATTGTTTGGCGGTAGCAGCGCGGCCAGTACCGCGACCGCCAGCAACGCAGCGGCAGGCACAGCGCTGGCCCCGCGCGGCGGGTTGCTGACCCGCGGCTTTTCCAATGGCCTGCCGTTCGCCAGCGCCGCCCTGGGCGCGGGCGGCTTGCTGTATGGCCTGAAAGGGATTGGCAACGGCGGATTATCGTCGGTCCTGGGCGGCTTATCGTATGGCGCACTCGGGCTCGGATTGGGCGGGTTATTGAGCGGCGGCGCGGCGGCACTGGCGGGCGGCGCATCGCTCACTGGCGGCGCAATGGCGGGCATGAGCGGTGCCTTCGGTGCCCTGGGCAGCGCGGCGTGGGTGCCCGTGGCCGGACAGATTGCCGCTGCGGCGGCGCTGGTCAACAGCCTCACCGGCGGGAAACTGTTCGGCACCAAGTGGAAGGCCAAAGAAGGCAATACCACGCTCAATATCGGCGCGAGCGGCGGCAGCGCCAGCGCGCAGATTTACGAAGAGAAAAAGAAAAGTCTCTTTCGCGGCACCGCGCGGCGCTGGCGCGATGTGGACGCCAGTGACGAAGCCCAGGGTGCCGCGCGTGAGTTATTCGCCGCCATTGATGCCATGGCGCGGACCAGCGCGCAGCAATTGGGCGTTGAACTGGCCGCGCGTGTCACCGGTTCGTTTAAAACCAGTTTCGACCGCAACGGCAATATCACCGAAGAATTATCAACGGTGCTCGGGCGCACGTACAAGGAAAGTATCGAAGCGTTCCAGCAGCGGTTATCGGCGGAAAATATCATTGCCCAAATCGGCCAACTCGACAGCACCGCCAGCGCCATTGCAGGCCGCTGGCGCGCCAATGCCGAGACGTTATTGGACGGCGCGCAATTTATGCTCACTGCCGCAACCGATATGGCGAACGGCCTTGACCTGTGGAGCCAGCACGGATTATCAGCGCTCACAACAGTGGTGGAACGGATGCAACGCGGCGATGAAACCCTCACCGCCGCCTACCAGCGCATCACCGGCAGCGCACGCCAGTACGGCCAACACATCGCCAGTATCGAGACTGATTTACGCACGCGCGGATTGAATGCCTTTCAGCGCGCCGCGCTGGATGTGGAGCGTCAATACCGCGAACACGTGCGCAGCGCCAATGAGCTTGCAAAGTCCCTGGGATTATCCGGTGCCCGCGCCGAAGACCTCGCCAAGATCGAACAATGGCGCGCGGTGAACATGGCCGATGTGCAGCGTCAGCTTGAAAGCGAACGCAACCGGCTGCAAGACGATTTGCGTTTGAGCCAATACAGCCCGCTCACCGACAAACAAAAACTCTCTGAGGCGATGGCGCAACTCTCCTCTGCCGTGGCCGCAGGGGATATTCAACAGGCGCGCTCACTCAGCCAAACCGCGCTGGACCTTGGCCGCAATCTCTACGCCAGCGGGCGCGATTACAACGCGCTGTATACGCACGTCAACGGGCTTTTGGACACGCTCGGCGATGGCCTCAATCTCGACATGGACGACGGCACCACCATGGGAGAGATTGCCAATATTCTGGACAATCTCCCGAACAACATCGCAAAGTCTTTATTTGAACAATTGTACGCCTCGCCCTCACCGCAGCCAGTGACCGTCCCCGGTAACGGTTCCCTGCTCAATGGCGAAACGCTCCAGACGCTCAAAAGCATGGAAGCGTTATTGCGTGATCTCCGCAACAGCAGCGATGACGCTCTGCAACGCCAGATTGCGGACGCCTTGAGATGAACAATTCCATATTACTGCTCGATATCGGCCCGAGCGCGGGTGAGCTGCCAAATACCACGCCCGCCCCCGTGCGTTATGGCTGCTGGTTCCCGGTGCCGCATGAAGCCGTGCCTGTTCCATCCGTGAGCGGACTGACCGCCACCCCGGTGGCCGATGGCATTTTGCTGGAATGGGATGCGATTGATTTGCCCGATGTGGTGTACGTGATCGAACGCGCCACATCACAATCGGGTCCGTGGATTGAACTGGCGCGGACCACCAATACGCACTATCTGGTCAGTGATCCCAGTGGCGATACGTGGTTGTTCCGGGTGATTCCGCTGGTCCGCGGACGTGCGGGCGATGAGGCCAAAGTGGAAGGCGCAAGCAAGATCATGGCAGGCGATGAAGACCTGGCCGAATTGATCGAGAAACAAAAGGCCATCGATGAAGCACGGGTGCTGGAAAAGGTCGAACTGATCGACCTCAACGCCGAAACCCTGATTGAGGACATCCTGCGCTCGCATGAATTCAACGATATCCGCCGCAAACACGGCGATACGATCAGCCGCGCGGTCACAGACATTGCCCTGTTGGTGGAAGACGGAAAAATCACCGCGCAACAGCTCACTGACCTGTTCGCGCAACTGGATGATGAAACCTCGACCCGGCAGGCGCAGTATCAGCAATTGAATGAAGCCATTGTTGATGAAACGACGGCTCGCGTTTCAGCCGTAACGAGTTTGCATGCGCAGGTGACAACGGAAATTGACACGGCCACCGCCGCGCTCAACGAGCGCATCGACACCGCCGAAGCCACGGCGGAAAGCGCCCGCGCATCGACCGAGCAGGCGCTGGTCGCGCAGATCATCGCGGGCGACAATGCCGTCTCCACCGCGCTGCAACAGCAAATCAATACCGTTGAAACCAATGCAGACAGCGCGCTGGCTTCGGCTCAAACCACATTGGGCGCACAAATTGCAGCGGGCGACAATGCGGTTTCGACCGCGCTGCATCAACGCGCCGATGAAGTGGAAGCTACCGCCGCCAGCGCCCGCGCGGTCATGCAAAGCACCTGGACGGCGCAGCTCGCCAATACCCAGGCATTACTGCAATCCAGCATCAATACCAAAGTCACCGCGTGGGAAGCGCAGGCCATCGCGCAGACCCAGGTGCAGGCGTTTCAAAATGGCACCTATGCCAGCTTGCAGCAATCATTCAATGTGGTCGCCAGCGAACACAACACGATGTACGGCAAGTGGAGCGCGAGTTATTCGATCAAATTGACCGGCGGCACCTTCAACGGGCAACCGATCATTGCCGGGATTTCGTTATCGGCCAACCCGAATACCGGTTCGTCCTTCATCATCCAATCGCACAATTTCTACGTCATCAGCCAGGACGCCAATAATGGCCTTGAACTGCGCGACGGGTATCTGCGCGTCTTTCGCGGCAACGTGCAGCGCATCATCGGCAATGGATTCGGGCAGGGCAGCCAACTGGTGGATTATTTCGGCCCCAATGTCGGCCCCGGCAGCGCCTCTAAAACCAACGCCGTCATGTGGATGGATACCAGCGGCAATGCCGGATTCAATGGCACCGTCAACGCCCAGAATATGGTTGGACAGGTCCAAAACGCGGTGCAGATCAACTGGAACGGAAGCATCGATCTTGTGGCCACCAAAACCAACCCGAAGCGCTGGATTCCAAAAGGATATTACGAGCCGATCACCACCTTTACATTGCCCGCGCCTGCCCAGGCGGGCGATATTCACCGCCCGATGTTTTATCTGTATGTCTCACTCAATACCGTGGCCTTTGGCATCAATCTGCGCCTGGAAAGACTGGTGAATCACGTCTGGCAACCTTATCACGAGCGGGGCAATACCTATGGGATTGGTCTGATGGACCTCGAACACCGCATCATCACCTATGTCGGAGAGAGTATCGCCGCGCTGACATTTCTGGGGCCACCCACCGCACAGACAGAACACTTCCGGCTGGGTGTGCGCTGCACGGAAGCTGGTCTGAACAATCAACACAGCATCGATACCCGGGTGATTGCCATGCACGGTTTTGTCGTCGGTATCCGCTAACCCGATGGAGGCACGATGAGCACCCCTGGTTATTTATCCAACTCCGAACTTGCGGCGCAAATATCCGGCGTCGTGGACCGCTGGAATCTCCGCGAGCAGCAGATGATCGCGTTTATCACCCAGTCCAGTGGTACGGTGGTGGTGACCGATGGTCTGGGCAACCACCACGAACTCCCCTCATTCCCGCAGTTGCAACTGAATGTCACGGCGCTCACCGATGAACTCACCGGCGCGGTGGCGCAGGTCACCGATATCAGTTCCACCGTCACCGGTCTTGCCTCGGCGGCGAAAGCCTCGGCCCATCGTGCCGAGGCGGCTGCTACAGCGGTGGAAGGCGTTGTGCTCGATGTGGAAGCGGCAGCAGCAGCGGCCAGCGAGGCGACCACGGCCATGCAGGCGGCACAGACATTCGCAACGGACGCGGCGAACTTTGCCGGGAGTGCTTCAACGGCAGCCGCAGCGGCCACCGCATCGGCAGGTACGGCATCTGCCGCACACACCGGCGCAGAAGCGGCCCGCGATGCGGCACAGGGTTACGCCAATCAAGCGCTCGATCTTGTGACCAATGCCGGGAACGTCGTGTCTGTGGCCGGGCGCACTGGTCCCGTGGTGTTGAGTGCGGAGGATATTGCCAGTGGCGTCTTTGCAGTGGAGCGGATTCCCGCGTTGCCGATCTCGAACACCACCGGATTGCAAGCGGCGCTGGATGGAAAACTGTCCAGCAACTATGCGCCCGCATGGGCGAATATCACCAACAAGCCGGATACGTTTCCAGCAGCCGCTCACACGCACGACGCGGCGGACATTGCCGGACTGCACACACTCTCTGCGCCCAAACGCACGCAACGCTTTTTCTTCAACCAACTGTAGGAAACCATTATGTCTGGACGATTGGGGACAGCCGATCTTGAGGCCGATACCAACACCGATATTTACACCGTCCCCGCAGCCAGAATCACAACGGCGAATATCAACCTGTGCAACCGCACGGAGACTCCCGTGACCGCCAGCATCGCCCTCCACGACGGCGTATTGACCGATGCGGATTATCTCGAATGTGACGCCCCCATTCCCCCGCACGGCGTGCTCGAACGCACGGGGGTGGTGATGTCGGCGGGTGAAACCATCGTGGTATGTGTAAGCAGTGTGGGGGTTTCAGTGCGTGTGCACGGTTTTGAGGAGGATGAATAATGGGCCGCTATCTCACACCGTCCCCATCTGCGGCCCACAGCAGGCCGGTCAAACACCAACAGGTGTTCAAAACCTCCGGGACCTTTACCCCCTCACAGAAACTGTTGGATGCGGGCGGCGTGGTGACGGTGCGCTGTGTAGGCGGGGGTGGCGGTGGCCATTATTACTACTACAGCAACGTGCGCGGTGGGAGTTCAGGAATGGATGTCACCCGGATGGTCCGGGTGGCAGGCCCCGTCACTGTCACGATTGGCGCGGGAGGGCATATTGGGAGTAACGGTGGCACCACGTCCTTTGGCGTGCTCCTGTCCGCAAACGGCGGGAAAAGCGGCACGATAAACGACACTGACAACGCGGCGGGAGACGGCAGTCAGGCGGGCTACCGGCCTGACGACCTTGTTTGGAAAGGTCGTGGCGGCGGGAGAGGCGGCGGTGTTTCAAAACGCTACGATGCACTCACCCTCAACAGCGATGGGGTTGCCAATACCGGGGGCGGCGGTGCCGCTGCTGCCTACAACAACAACGGCAGCGGCGGGAAAGGCGGCTCCGGCATTTGCATTGTGACCTGGGAGGAATAACCCATGAAAATTTACGCACTCATCCACGACCACACGGTCTATAACATCATCGAAACCGACGACAGCGGCTGGCCGGAAGGCATCGACATTACCGCGCTGGACGAACGCCCGAGTCTTGGCTGGACGTATTCCGAGGACACCGGTTTTGCACCACCGGAGCCGGACAATGAAACGCCACCAGCGGACGGTGAACCCGCCACCACGCGGCGCATTATTTCCAATCTGGCCTTTGACCGTCGTTTCACCTTGCAGGAACGGGTGAATATCGAACTGGCCTCCCAGCACGACCCGGCAGCCGGGCTTGAGCAGCGCGGGCAGGCAGCGGCCTTGAGGGTGATTCAATCGCGTGCTGAAAAAGCGCTGTTCATCGATCTGGACGACCCGGAGACCCAAAGCGGGGTGGTGTATATGGAGCAGGTCGGGCTGCTGACCACCGAGCGGGCGCTGGCGATTTTGACCGCGCCCATTCAACCCGGGGAACGACCGGGCACGATGCCTGGCCTCGGGGAATTGGCGTGAGTCGCACCTTCGCCACCTTTTCCGCCGCCCCCATCGGTCCCGGCCTGGCCGCCCGCGATGGCGGGCTGACATTGACCACATTGGGAAACGGCCTGACCGGCACTGCACGCTCGACTATTGCGCTGGACGAAGGCCCGTGCGGGGTTGAATGTGTCGCCTGGGGCGATGAAGCACACACCGCCATTGTCGGCGTGTGCACACCGGACGCACCGCTCACGAGCGCGCTGGGACAGCACTCGTCCGGCATCGGCTGGCATCTGGCCCAAGGCCGCATCACGCACGGGACGACGACACTGAAAAGCGGACTTCCTGCCGTCGGCAAACACCAGATTGTCGGGATATGGCTGGATCGGGCCACCCACATCATCCGGTGTTTTATCGGCCATACCACGGTGTACGAAGGCAGCCTGCCGCTCACCGGCGCACTGCACTTTGCGGCTTCGCTGAGCAGTGAGGACGCGGGCGGTCTCGCCTTGGCCGTCAATGCCGGGCAGTGGATTGCGGCCAGTCCCGCCGCCGCTGCCGGATGGGCGCAAGCGGCTCCCGCACCGACCGCCGCACGCATTGCCGAGCGCGATTATCTCGATCCAGCTCACGCCCGTTATGAAGGGCTGCTCGTCGATGGCCTGACCGTAATCGAGTCATTGGGGTTCTGGCCGTGGACCGATGCCGTTCCTGCCAGCACCGCCGCCCAGGCCACTGTCCTTGATGCCGACGGGCGGTTGGATGCCCTGGTCATGAATGACACTATCGGCGCGCCGGTCGCGCTGCGCCGTCTGGACCGCAGCACGAATACGATCACCCCTGCCGGGCGCTGGCGGCTCGATGCCGTGGACGTGATCGACGATCACCGCCGCACACTGACCCTCGCCAATCCACACGATGCCCTCGATCAACCGATCAATCGCAGTGTTTTCCTGCCCAATCTCCCGGCCCTGGCGTTCAAACCGATTCCGGTGGTGATCGGCGCGGTCGCCAGCGTCCCGGCGTTATCGGCCAACAGTGACGGCACGGTGCGCTTTCTGGCCGATACCGCCGTCCACGTCGGCGATGTCATGGACCGGGGCGACCTGATGGAGCCGGGCACGTTTTCCACCTCGCCGGACCAACAACAACTCTTGATGCACAGCCCGCCCGTCGGCCCGGTGGTCTGCGATGTGTCCAGTATCGGGTTATCGAATGGCGAACCGCAGCCCGCCACCTTGCAGCAGGCCCTGGCCGACCTGTTCGGGCGCGTCGGTTTTACCGCCTGGTCATCCAGCGACGCTGCCGCCATTGATGCGGCCACCGGCTATGCAGGCATCGGCTATTACGCCAGCGAGTCCACCACCGCCCGCAGCGCCTTACACGCCATCCTTGCCAGCTATGGCGCGTGGTATGACCGGGATGCCGACGGCGTGTTGCGCTTTGTCCGCATCATCGCCCCGGAATCCGTCACGCCGACCTTTGAAATCAACGCATCCGATTTGATCGGGGATTTGAAGCGCATCACTGACGAAGCCCCGAACCTCACCCGCCGCGTGGCCTATCGCCCCAATGCCCAGGCGCTGGGTGCGAGTGATCTTGTCACCGATCTTGAAGATGTGCCGCAATCCCGCCGCGACCAACTCACCGCCTTATGGCGCGGCCAAGTCTACGCCGCCGGTCCACTACCTCCCCGCTACGCCCACGCCGACAGCGCCGAGCCGTTTATCAGCACGCTCTGGCGACAACAAGACGCGCAAACCGAAGCCGAGCGCATCATCGCCATGTATGCCAAAGAGCGCGCCACCCATCAAATCACCGTGAACGCCGGTTTAAACCCCGTTCCAACCCCCGGTGAAATCGGCCTCCTGCGCTACCCCAAATACGGCCTTGCCTCCGGCCTGCCCGTCCTCGTCCGCCGCGTTGACCACCGCGCCGAGCGCAGCGGCATCACCTTGTTGCTGTGGGGATAACCGCATGCTGATCGCACACTCCATGCCTGCCGTCAACAACATCGTCCTGTCCGGCGGGAGCTGGCTCACCGCCGATGGCTGGCGCGCCCTGGTCGATGGCCGTCCCAGTCGTGCTGCGCGCATCCAGCGCGGCGGCACCGTGACGCTCACGGTTGAACTGAACGAGAGCGTCATCCCCGGCGTGATCGCCCTGTTGGGTCTGAACGTTTCCGCCGGAACCACCATCACCGCCGCTGGCGCGAACACCACCACCCACGCACTGCCGGACGGCACGACCTGCGCCTGGGTGCTGCCCAACACCACGAACACACGCCCGTCCAACATCGTCACCGTGACGATTGAAGGCGCGGGCCTGCTCGATATCGGTGAACTGGCGGTCATGCCCGCCGTCGATGTCCCGATTGAGCCTGACTGGTCAGTCGAACTCATCGACCCGACCGAATCCGCCCGCGACCGTGGCAGCCAGGTCGCCACCGCATCAAGGGTCCCCTACCGCCGCCTCACTGCTCACCTGCAAGCCCAGGGCATTGCCACGATGCGCACATGGGAATCCCTGCGCATGGCCCTCACCCGCGACCAGCGCGCCATCGCCATCCCCCGCCATGGCGATGCGCTTTCACTCCACCACACCGCCCTCTACGGCATCGGTCGCATCGGCACCATCGCCCACCTCGGCGGTAACTGGTTTGCCGCCCCCCTCGCCCTCGACGAACTCCCCGCCACCACATGACCTCAATCCTTCACCACGGCGATGCCCTGCGCTGGCTCCAAACCCTCCCAGCTAACAGCGCCGACGCCCTCATCACCGACCCGCCGTATTCCAGCGGCGGACTGACCGCCGGTGAACGCAAAGCATCCCCCTTCGATAAATACATGACCGGCGGACAGGCGAAACAATGGACCAACTTCACCGGCGACAACCGCGACCAGCGTTCACACCTGCAATGGATGCTGTTGTGGCTCACCGAATGCCACCGCATCCTGCGCGAAGGCGCGCCCGTGTGCATCTTCACCGACTGGCGGCAACTCCCGCTCACCACCGATGCCCTGCAATGCGCCGGATTCATCTGGCGCGGCGTCATCGTCTGGGACAAGACCGAAGGCGCACGCGGACAACCCGGACGCCCCCGCGCCCAGGCCGAATACATCGTCTGGGGCAGCAAGGGGAATATGCCCATCACCCGCAAGGCTCCCATCCTCCCCGGCGTCATCCGCGAAGTCGTGCGCCAGAAAGACAAGCACCACATGACCGGCAAACCCACCGCCCTCATGCGCCAACTCGTGCACATCTGCGAACGCCGCCCGGACGGCAGTGGCGGCCTCATTCTCGACCCCTTTGCAGGCAGCGGGACCACCCTGGTCGCCGCCGCCCTCGAAGGCTACCACGCCATCGGTTGCGAACTGTCCGAAGACTATTACGAAGTCGCCCGCCAGCGTCTGGCCGCCGTCCCCCATTATCGCGAGCAGACCAACGCCGCATGACACCCCTCACCTACGCCAGCCTGTGCAGCGGCATCGAAGCCGCTCACCTCGCCCTCACCCCACACGGCTTCACCGCCCGCTGGTTCAGCGACATCGACCCGTTCGCCTGTGCGCTCCTCGCCCACCACTACTCGGAGACCCCCAACTACGGCGACATGCGCACCCTCGCCCCACGCATCCGATGCGGCGAAATCGAAGCCCCTGACCTCCTCTGCGCCGGAACCCCCTGTCAATCCTTCAGCACCATCGGCCAGCGCGCCAGCCTCGCCGACCCGCGCGGCCACCTCACCCTCTCCCTCGTCCACATCCTCAACGCCTGCGACCATGCCCGACACGCACATTCAACCCCCGGAACCGTCCTGCTGTGGGAAAACGTCATCGGCATCCTCTCCGCCAAAGGCAACGCCTTCGGCCACTATCTGGCCGCACTTGCTGGAACACGCCAGCCACTGCTCAATCCAAGGGGCGCACACCACAGCTGGCCGGGCGCTGGTGCTGTGTATGGCCCCAAACGCCGCATCGCCTGGCGCACCCTCGACGCTCAATACTTCAACCTCCCCCAACAACGCCGCCGAATCTTTCTTGTCGCAAGCCCTGCAAGATCACACCTCGATCCCGCAGCGGTACTATTTGAACCCCACCGCCGCAGCGGGCATGCTCACACGCTGCCACCGCGATCAGCACCGGTTCAACAAAATGCCCCTCCACCCACCCCTGATCCAGGCCATGCAAAAAGCCGCTGGGACACCACCGGCAACCTCCACAAAGCCCGCTGCCTCGGCACCGAACAGCGCAACGACGTGCGCACCTGCAACTTCATCATCGGCAAAGACGGCCTCCCGCGCACCCTCACCCCGTTAGAATGCGAACGCCTCCAAGGCTTCCCCGACCACTACACCCGCATCCCCTGGCGCGGCAAACCCGCAGACCAGTGCCCTGACACCCCACGCTACAAAGCCATCGGCAACGCCTGGCCCGTCCCCGTCATCCACTGGCTCGGCCACCGCCTCGCCCAGGCCATGACCGACATTCAACCCCACATCAAACCGCTCTCAACCCGCGTTTGAAGCACGGTTAAACCATCGGGATAGTCCGCAAATTACAATGGCGAGCACTTTGCGCGTTTTTTGGCCGCTTACACTGGCGGAGTTGAATCCATTGGGGCGCAAGCTCCTGGGGTTGGATTCCTGGTAAAAATAGGCCCCTCTCCCCTCGGGAGAGGGGTTGGGGTGAGGGTACGGCGAAGGCAAGCAAGGCAGGCAGGAAAATACGACCAGTGTAAAAAACTTCGCTGCTGACGATTGGCATGATCTTACCTGCTTTCGCCGTACCCTCACCCGCCCTTCGGGCACCCTCTCCCGAAGGGAGGGGGAACTTATCCAACACCCAGCCGCGATTTTGCAAGGTATCTGCCATGAATCCTGATTCAACCCCATCCCCGGCGTTGACCGCAACGCCGCGCCTCGTATTGACGGTCATCACCAGCATCTTTTTCATGTTCGGTTTTTTGACCTGTCTCAATGATATTCTGATTCCGCACCTGAAGGCTGTCTTTGAGCTCAATTACACGCAATCGATGCTGATCCAGTTCACGTTTTTCGGCGCGTATTTTCTGACCTCACTGCCCGGCGGTAAACTGGTGGAACACGTCGGCCATAAAAAAGGCATGATGGCCGGGTTATGTATTACCGGAATCGGTGCCATCGGGTTTTATCCCGCCGCAGAACTTCGCCTGTACGCGATGTTTCTGGGTTCATTATTTATCCTCGCGAGCGGCATTGCCCTGTTGCAGGTTGCAGCCAACCCGTATGTTGCGCGCCTGGGACCTGACCATACCAGCTCCATCCGCATGACCTTGGCGCACGGATGCAATTCCCTGGGCACCGCCATCGCGCCGCTGTTTGGCGGCTGGTTGATACTTTCAGGCACGGTAAAAACATCCGCTGAAATGACCGCCATGCCCGAAGCTGCGCAACTGGCCTACCGGATGGAAGAAGCGCAACTGGTGCAGATTCCCTATCTTGGATTGGGATTGACGCTGTTTGTACTGGCATTGGGTCTGTGGCTGTTCCGCCTGCCGATATTGGCAGGCAATACCGGCAAGACTGCGGATGCACGCGCCACCCTGCGCCAGGTATTGCAACACCGGCACGTCGTATTGGGCGTATTTGGCATTTTTTTCTATGTCGGCGCAGAAGTCGCCATCGGCAGCCTGATGGTCAATTATTTCACCCTGCCCGAAATTGCCGGATTCAGCGAACAACACGCCTCGCGTTATCTCACCGGCTACTGGACCCTGGCAATGCTCGGGCGGTTTATCGGTTCAGGCTTGATGCTGCGCATTTCCCCGCGCAAACTGCTGGCCGCCTTTGCGGGGATGAATATGCTGCTGCTTGCCATCAGTATGTCAAGCCACGGACCTGTGGCGGTTTACAGCCTGATGGCAATTGGCCTGTTCAATTCCATCATGTTTCCGACCATTTATGCCTTGAGCGTGCATCAACTTGGCGGATTGACCGACAAGGCCGCAATTTTATTAAATATGGCGATTGTCGGCGGCGCGATTATCCCCCTGTTGCAGGGCCTTCTGGCCGACCACATCGGACTGCAACCATCCTTTGTTTTGCCGCTGTTGTGCTATGGCTATATCGGGTTATATGCCTTGGCCGGAGCCGTGGCGGTGCG